AGCAGCAGAGAAACTTACAGTTGGTTGACTCTCATAACTGCCACCCATGTTTGTAATGTAAACAGTTTCAACTGCTCCAGATGCACAGTAACTTGTAATTGCAGTCGCAGTCGATGCCACACCAACCATGGTCAGAGTTTGAATATAACCAATTTGATCGATCTCATTGTCGATGTCACTAACACCAGTATCAAGAACCTCATCCTCATAACGGAAGGGTTCACAGGTCAACTCATAAACATAAGTGTCTCTGAGTTGATAGAAAGGTTGTTCGTGCTCAACATACTTGATCTCAAACAAACGATCACCCAGAGGGAAATAAATCAAATCTCCTTCTTTTGGTCTTGTTGCAAGTCCGACGTTGGAGAGATCTTTGATCAGGGGAGTAATGTAATTTTCAAATCTGTCTTTGGAAATTGTTAGTATCAGATCATCCTTTTCTTCAATGCCAAACTTACTCAGAAGAGTTTTTTGTCCACCGAATCCCTCGTAGTTGTTGACATATGCTTCCAAAGGATAAGCACTTGTAAACTCAGACTGAATAACTTCTCTGATGATCGTATTTGTTTTCGCAAAAGTTCTTGGAAGGTAATAACACTCAACTCCATACATACGAAGTTGTTCGTTTACCAAGTCTTGAATAAGACTTTGTTCTGTTGTTGATCCGTTTAGAAAAAATGGATTGAGTGTCATCTCTTACTCCTCAACCGATCAGATCCATTGGGGGAAGTTCGTAGTAAGAAGACATTTCCTCACGGATTTTATCAACCTCTCGAACACCATCCTCATAAATTTCTCTTCCGTTAAACTCAATTCCACCAGGAAGTTTGACACCTTGGAACTTGATGAGGTTTTGACCCCACTGTTTTTTGATGAGAGCAACCAGATAACGCTTCAAGAATGAATCATTCCAAACTCTGGAGTAATCGTTACCATCCATTGCAATAAAGCAGTCGAGGATGATGAAATCACCAACTTGAATAGTGTCCCAATCAACGTCTAGATAAAGTCTGTCCTGTCTCTGATTGAAACGGATTTGTTTGTGTGTGTTTAGAAGGAAGTTGAGTGTCTCAAGATAACTCATTGCCATTGAGTAACTCAACAGATCAGTTTGACCCCAATAATAAATGTCGTTGAGAAACAACTGATATTTGAAACTAAACAGGTTTGCAGTGTTGACGCCTTGTGCATCATCCCACTGGAACGCTTTGTTCACACCAATAACATTGGGTGGAACCTGAATATAATTGCTGTTTTCGTAATATGTGAACGTGGTGGCAGTTCCAACAATTGTTGCTGTTGCTGATGTGCTTGCAATGCCAACTGACCCAGCACCAATCGAAGGAGCACCAGGTGGTCTTGCTTTGCCACGGTCAATGTCGTTTTGAGTGACCTGATACTTCAGATAATTCTGATAAACACCATCAAAGTGTCTCTCTTGGAAATATTGAATTGCATCGTCTAACAGGTCATCGACCTGTTCGTCAGCAACGTTGATTTCCAAAACAGGAGCGCCCAGCTGCCTCAGTGCATAATCTTTCAGTTCTTGTCGATTGGAAGGCTGCGCCATCGATATCAGTCCCTCTTTATAAGGTATTTAGATTATCTCAAGAACTCTTTCAACAAGGACTTAATGTCATTCAAATCATTCTTTAATTGATCCATGTCACTTTCCATGTTAGTGAGTCTCTCCTGATCTTTGGAGAGTTTCTCTGCATTTGCCTTGTACTTTTGAAATTCCATGCTGTTTTTGTTGACGATGGCATTTGTTTTACTATCCCTGTAAAACCCATCATTCCCTTTGACTGGAATCAAACTCATAATCTTACGCGAAAGAGATAACTCTGAGGTTCTTGATTTGTGGAACGACAGACATATTGGTCGATGTTCCCACAATTTTAATTCTAAAAGTTGAATAAGGATTCAGTTTATTTGCTGTAAACTTATACTCTCTGAAGAACTCAAGTGGAACGTCATACCAAGGAGCATCCATTGGTTTAACAAACAAATCAGAAGAACCATCGCTGTTTGTAGTGCTAATGACATCACCATTTGGATCAAGATTGTTATATCCTGGGAATGGAACAAAGATTGTGTCGGTTAGAGGTACATCTTGATCCAAAGCAAAGAAGACACGAATGTCACTAGACTCATGGATGTAAGCGTCAAGTAAAACTTGAAGTGATGTTGCTGGATTCTCCAAAGTGATATTCTTAGTCACATAAATGAATCTGCTTGGGTCATCTTCAAAAGTATTAACTCGGAAATCAGTAGCATAATTACTTACTGCAGAGTTAATTCTATTGTTAATGAACAACATGGAAGCGTTGTCCAAATCAACCGCTGGACTTACTCTATTATCAATAGTACTCAAGTTCATGTTGATCGAGAGTGATTTATTTCCAGGGAACAATCCACTTGGAGAAAGGTAAGTCGATTCGTTAATTGATGAACCAACCAATCTGGGTGATTCAAAGTAGTTCTTTTCGTACAATGTCAATTCATTGTATCCTTTATCAGCCCAAGAAGCTTCGATTCCTGAGACACTGGTTCCACTTACCGTTCTAGCATTTGCTGCCAAAGTGGTTCCAGTTGGTGTCATTGTAAGAATTCGAGGAATGAGGATTGAGTAAGGAATGTTATAAGTTCCTTTTGCATTTACACCTTTGTTTGTCGTTGTGGTGTTAAAATGGAGAGACCCATAAACTGATCCAGCACTTCTGTCTGTTCCATTTTCATCCATTTGGATGTTAATGTGATAAGTGTCCAAAGTGATTGGATTTGCAATATCATCACTCACATCAGCCAAGTTGTGAGTGGTGTTAATTCTTCTCAGTGAGACACCATTCAACTCATACTTGTAAACCAAATCGTTTGTGGTGTGAGAAGCAACAACACTATTATCAACTCCTCTTGTAATTCCAGTCAAAGTTGCTCCATCAAAACCAGTGTAAGAGATGATTTCATTACCAATCTTGAGATAACCAGGATTTGTTGCTCCAACACCCAAGTTTTCAAATACTGCAAACTCAGAAGTACTTCCAACCGAAATAACACCAGTTGCAGTGTTTGAATAATCAGCGGTTAGAGTCGTTGGGGTGGTGTTTGAAGAAACATCCTTCAGTGTTACACGGTTCACTTCAGAATACATTCCATGATTTCTCTGGAAAATCTTCATGTGTGTTCCAGTGTTATTGATTCTGATTGGTGTTTGGGGAACAACACCTCCACCAACTGAGTAGTTCAATTCAGTGGTGATTCCAGAAGAATTAGTGTAGAACAACTTATCTGCAGCAGCAGTCCCAAAGGTTCCTTGAACTTCGTCAATAATCAATTCATTGTTACCATAAATCTCAGACACAGAGAGTTTAAGTCCCTCACCAAGATTATCATTTCCAACTTCAATTGGTGTTAAAACATCACCAATTGTGTAACCTTTTCCTCCACCAGAGATGCTAACAGTTGCAGCAATTGCAACACCATCATTGATGGCAACTTCAGCAGTTCCACTGATGCCATTACCAGTGATGCTTGTGAGTGCAACACCAGAGAACACATAATATCCAGAAGAAGGAGTATAACCAACACCAGCATTGGTAATTGTAAGATCACCAGTCATTGACCCAGCGAAACCTGTAAGAGTTCCATTGGCTCCAGTGGTGTTTTGTCTTACTGTGTTACCAACAACAAGACCAGTGTCTTGAACTGTTGTTCCAATTCCAATTCTGACATCATTTGCCGTCATTGTGATTGCATTAGGTCCAATTGCTTCCATCAATTCTGGAAGTTTTGGATTATAAAGGTCAAAGTTCCCCTGACCAACAAATTCTGCTCTATAAAGAGTGAATTTCAAATCTTCATATTGACTTGGGGTCCAAACTGCAGCGTTTTGAGACTTGAATAGGGAACCAAGAAGTGGTTGTTCCGAAACAAGAACCTGTCCAGATGCTTGACCAAGTGTGGTAACCTCAATTTCACCAAGTCGTGAAATCCAAACATTATAATTTGTTGAGTTGGAGAGCAGAACAAAAGCATATTCTGTGTTTGGTTCCAGATAAACAGGAGAATGGAAAGTAAACGTTGTTGGAACTGTTCCATCGTCAGAAAGATTAACTTTATCTGGTTCCAGAGTTACTTCCGAATAAGCAAGAACCTTTGAAGTTGGTGTTCCGAGATCAACTTCACGAATCTGACAAAAGACAGGAATGTTATCATCCTTGGCAAAGAAGAATGTGTCAATCTTGGTAACATAGATTCCAGATCCAGGTTCAACAAAGAAAGTTTGTGCTAGAGGGTCAGGTGCTGGTCTCCTTGCAGCTTGAACAAGGCCGCCGAATGGGTTCTGGCCAGCTTGAGTAATACTTGATGTTGTGGTTGTGGTTGAACCAATTGTTCTTTGTTGGGAGAATTCATTTCTCTGAACAGTCGCGTTCCTCATTGAGAGGGTGTGCTCTTGAACATTTTCAAGGTCACCTTGAGAGTAGAATGTTTCTTCTGCATCTGTTGTGAACGTTCCCACAATAGAGCTATTTGTTGAACTACTGGTGAGTCTAAAGACACATCTTCCAGTTTCAAAG